CTGCGACTTGGGCCTGGAACTTGGCAAGCTCTAGGTAAATATCGTTGCGCTGCTTATATGCTTCGTTGGCCGAATCTCGCGCCGCCGCCGCTGCTTGGCGCTCTACCGCAAGCTGTCCCTCAAGCCGTTCTATAGCGTCCTTCTCTGACTTGGCACCAGCCGCCGAGACGGCAAGCCGCGCCATCAAAATGGGCAGGACCTTCCACGCTGCTCCAGTCCCGACGAGCGCGGCGACCAGATAGCCAACAATTTGCGAAATGGTCAGTGGCTCGCCGACCGCAGCTGCGGTCACAGCGTCCGATCCAACCACGGCGAGCAGGTACCCTAGGTTCTCCTGCATCCCTACCCCGCGATCGTTCCACCAGCGCGCACGTAGGCGTCACGCAGGCGCTCAATCTTCTGTTCGTGCTGTCCGTAGCCGGCGCCTGGCAGACTGGCCCATATGTTCCGGACCTTTGCCACTGCCTCATCAAACCGTCCAGCCTGGATATCGGGGATTGCGCGACGCTCCTTGATTTGCTGAATCGCTACGCGGTCCTGGTTCTCGGGGGTGAATCCACCCACCAGCGACAGCGACTTCCGATACGCGTCCCAGTAGCGGGAGAGAAGCTGATACCGGCCCGCTGCCGTCGAACTGATACCTAGTCGCGGCAGAGCAATTAGCTTTCGAGGGTGGTCATCGTAGCCAGTGAAGAGACCTCCTCCTACCAGCACGTCGTAGCCGTCGTTCTTCGTCGGCTGCCGTCCGTCGTCTGTTCCTTCCGACTCGGCCAACATGTCCAGAAATGCCAGGACGTTCCGCCCGCCTGCTTCTTTTTCGCTAAGTCGTGCCAACACTGCCTCCTTACAGGCGTAAAAAAACCCGCCGAGGCGGGCTAGATGGTTTCTTGAAAATGCACGCACCAGTTGTAAAGGAGCCGCCCATCAACGGGGGATACGATGCTACGCCCGTCACGCAGACGACCTCGAGGGATCGCGGCTTCGGTACGAGGATTCGTTTGCCCATTCAATGCATACCGAACAACGGAAGTGCCAGTCGTGAGATTCGATGCCGCGGTCAGCACAACGGAATTGCCCACGATCTGTTTGTCGGCTATGTCGATTTTCGTAGAACCGGTGTAAAGCTCAAATCCCCAATTCCCGTCTTTGTCCGTTGCCGTCGGGTCGAGCGTAAGGGCGCCCTCCGGGACGTTGAACGTTATCGTCACACCGGTGGTCCCGTTGAACGCAATCGAGGTCGGTTCAAGCGGTTCCCACGTGCGCAGACCCGCACATACGTCCAGATATGCCAAGCCCAGGTTTTCGCCGTTTCCGAATTGCCCGCGCCGGTTTTGATGAAGATAGTCGGTAGCCGAGAACGGCATGCAAAACGTGGGCGCCACGAGGTGATAGTTCGGGGTAAGGTCTTCGATAGCTCGCAGCTGCAAAACGCCCGTGAAGGTCTGAAACGAAGACGGCTGCACCGCGAACACTTGAACGTCGTTAAGCTGACCAGTGATGGCTTTGATGGCCGCGTTCACCGGGTTGTAGAACGTGCTCATAAATTGCGATGCGTAGCTCGAGTTACCCGTGTCGGATTCACCGTGGACCCACGCAATAGCTGCCACGTAGTAATGTTTACCCATGGACGCCGCGATATCGTGAGCACGTTGAACGCCGATCAGCAGGTTTTGATATGGCACGGTTCCCTGATTGATCCCCGCCAAGCTCGTACCGCCCCGCGCCGCCGTAAAATAGTGGTAAGTGGGCTTCAGACCCAGCGCGCTATCAATCTTCGCGTGGATTGTGGCGGCCATGCCCTCGAGCATCGTAGTCCCAACGTTGTCGGACGTATCAACGCTGCGTAGGGTTTGAAAACCAGTCAGCGCCGAAGCATCGATCGGAACTTCGAAATCATCGGCCATGAGACCCATTCGAACGTCCATCGTTGGGCCTCCCGCGAACATCAACATCGTGGACGCGTACTTAGGATCTAACGGGATCGCCGGCCCTTGGTTGCCGCGCGTTCCACGTGCGTTAGATTGCCCGTGGCCGACAATACCCGTGATCAAGTCTTCGGGGCTGGGGTGAATAACCCTGCCATCCACGCTGACCGCGACCGCCGTGGAACTCGTCAGTGTTGGAATGTCAGCCACGCTGATCGCGGCCGAACCCCGCCAGTATGGCGTTGTCGTGTAGGAGTTCGGTGAAATATCCGAGACCAGCGTTTCACCGGCCGCGCCAAAACGGTAGATGGCGCCGTTCGAATCGAGAAACAGGGGTGATCTGCTCACTTCCGACTGCTCGGGCGCGACGATGTTATCGACATCTTCTTCAAGTGCGGTCACTTGCTGCTGTAGCGACGTCACAGCCGATTCAATGCCTGCCGTATCAGCGGGGAAATCAACTCCCTGGATCTGGTTAATAAAGAACCCGGGCATCGGGTATGCAACGCCATTGCCAACCGCAAACAACGGCAGTTGGTGCCTCATGCCACGGTACGCGGTATCAACCGCGAGACCTTCCCCGTACGCGCCGACCTTGATCAGTTGCGCCGGATCAATGACTGCGTTGATATCCAACGGGATGTTTCGCAAATCCAGCCATACAACCTCATAGTTGGCATCCGGGATAGCGATGCTGAACGCTGGAATAACCAATGACCGGCGTAGGCTAGTAAGCATCATGGGAGTAACGATCGGACCGTCCCACGACAACGTACGGCTAGCCGCATCGTAGACGACGTTGGTAGCCCCTGACGTCTTGAACCATACTGCCGATACAGCAGGCCAGTTATACGTTTGATCCAGATTCCTATCGAACAGCAATCCCCCCGGGCCGTTGGAACGGTAGGAGAAGAGACAAAGTTTCAGATCCTCCACGAATGCGCCCGTGCCGTAGGTCGCAGCGTTATCGGCGTTGGCGGGCGTCACCGTGGCGGTCAGCACAGCCCCTGACGCCGCTCCGTTCACATCCACGTAATACATACGATTAAGAGCGATCTCGACTTCCTGCGCCGCCGCGATCGTGACTTGTCCACGTCCGGCCCCGCGAAATACCGTAAGCGCAGGATGTGATACGTACCAGCACGATGTGCCACGGTCGAAACGCTGATACGTCGCGGCCCCGTGCAAGACAAAGCGGCTTCCGACCGCGATGACTCTATTTGAGGCGACGGCGCTAGCCGTGGCTGGTTGAATCTGTGAAACCTGCCAGGTAGATCCATCCCAGACGTAGTACTGATTGTTAGCGGGAGTTGGATCAGAGACAACCTGCGCAGTCGTGCCCAATGGCCTCGACGTGTCGGCATTCATCGCAGCACGGGTAAGATACGTACGCAAATCCGCTGCCGCTGCCGCTGCAGCCATCGCGTTAGCGGTAAGTGTTTGAAGATTCCCAACGTTTTCACCCTCGCGGTTGTAGTTGGGAACGCCATTTTCGCCATTGGCGAATTCGTCCAACGTCCCGGCGTCAACGCTCGCGTCAAGCAGTTCCTGCCTGGTGATGTATCCGGCCATTTGCGACTCTCAATAAAAAAGCCCCGCACGTGGCGGGGCTGTGGTTTAAGGCTGTTCTTTAGGGGTGAAAGTCCAGATCGTTCTGGTAGTACCTAGCGTCGTAATTGATCGCCGTCAGCGGAATCGTCCCGTCGTCGTTCGGAACCCCTTTCTCGGTCACGAGAAACGGTTGAGCCTGTCGTGGACTTGATCCTTGACCTAGGATGTACCCGGTCGGGTTGTAGCCCTCACCGCGGAGGATGATCGGCGTTCGCGGCGGGGAGCTTAGCAATGCGAGCCGTGAGCTGCCGCCGGACAGGACAGCCATCGACTCCACCATCCCGTCACTGTTCTGAAGAAAGATCCGAAACGGGCCGCCAACAGTCCAGTCAAATGGCTGAGACAAAGTCACCAAGAGCGGGTTAGAAGAATCCACGCCAATGATTTCGCCATCCTGACTACCAGCGCGAGTGTTGTCAGCGCAAAGTATGCGTTCGCTCACGGTAAGAAGATTTGCTTCTGGCAGCGCATCGAATTCAGTCACCAGGTCCTGAAATTGCAGCTTGTTCCATTCTCTGTAAGCGTGGATCTTGGCTTGTGCCTCCAATCGGACGCCCACTGATTCGATACGCTTGGCGTTGACTGCGGACCGGTCCGCCGGCAGATAGATGGTCTCTGCCGCATCATTGGCGGGGTTGATCCACTGGTACTCGATGCCGTCGTTCTCAGCAGCACTACCCTCAGTGCGCTGCTCGGAGCCGGGTAGCTTATTTCTATGGTTGAAGAGGATGGCCGAATCGTCGGTCTGCCGCTCGAAGAACAGACGAATCACACTGCCGCGGCGATAGGCCCGGCAGTAGACGGCCTCGGCGATCATTGAGATCGTCTCTTCGAACGACAGATTATCGCTGTCAATGGTGTAGTTGAATTGCGCAATGTCAACGCCGAAGTAGCTAACTATGTCCTGGCGCGTCTGGTAGAAATTGTCGAAGTCGATCTCCGCTGCTGGCCGGTTCCCGATCTGCGGGTCCAGGCAAATCGCAGAAAGAATGTCTGCCACATTCGTGGTTGGGAACAGTTCGGTCGTGAAGGCTGATCCGGAGATCCGCTGCGGAAGCTTGCGCGTCACAAGCAAATTCAACTTTCGCTCCCTGATCGCCAACGCTCCGTCAGTGGCAAACGTCACCGACTGCACCGTGGTGACGTCGCCAAAGTGGGCCTGATCCACAGAATTGCAGGCGTACAGGTCGCGCCACTTGATCTCGTCCACCACCGACCCTTCGAATCCAGTGTCGGAGTTCGTCAAACGTCTAGCTCGGAACCTCCAGCGATTACTACTAGCTCCGCCCAAGATTGCGTCGAGCGTGTCAGCCCGGGTGGACCGAGTTACCGCTGACCCAGAAATTGTGCGTTCGAATACCTCTACCGAACCAGTGGGATTTCCTGCCCCATCAACTCGTTGGGCCTCAATCCTATAGGTAACATCGCGGCGATATTGCTGCCGCCCGTTGTCTTTGTACAGGCCATTCAGAGCGACGACGTTGGAGATAATTCTAGTGATTGGGCGTACGGACTCCACCGTGAACCAACCAACCCAGCGTTCACCAGTGGTAGTGATCGTGGGGTTCAGAACCGATGACTGCCCTCCATAACTGTCTTGCATTACCGTCCACCCGGCGTTCACGGCTGAGGGGTTGTTCAATGTCAGCAGCCCAGAAGTCACGGTGGTTACGACATATGCGCCCGAAAGATCGAATTGCACAATGTCGGATGGTCGAGTCAATGTGGGCGTCCCTACCACATCGGTAGGAGCGGTGCGAAAGGCACCCCACGCCGATGAGCTTTGCGACACGTCCAAGCGCACACGGGTGACGTCGCTACCGGAAATATAGGTCGAACTGAGCACGCCATATACACCCGTGACGTTGCTGTTAGCGGTGTAAGGCAAGTCTGCATCGCCACCAGTCGTGTCGGTCCACGTCACATAGCCATTAGAGAGGGTTAAGATCTGTCCGGCGGACCATTCCGAGGCGTGGTTTCCGGCGAAATCAACCTCGCCCCAAGAAGGGGTCAACGATCCCTCGGTACGGAAGACAGCGCCTGCCGGAGGTGTGTAGGTAAAGGTCCCCTGGGTTTGTACCGCGTTCTGAACCTGAATGGTGTCGCCTGGTATGAAAAGATCCGCGAAATCAATGTTCGCGTCTTGCGACACAATTTCATTCGGTGACCGAAATATCATGCCTCGTCGAATGACGCTGCCAACGTCCTGAGGCTGCAAGACCTGACCATTCACACTGTTTACACGCTTAGCAGTGATAACAGGGAGATTGATTGCATTCCCGATACGAAGCTGCGGTGCCGAACCGCTATTAGGGGATGTGAACGGTGCGTAAACTTCAACAGACGCGCCGGCAATTTCCGAAATCACAGTCGTATCATCGCGGACGTCCTGAACCTGATAGGCACCGCGCCCAACACACATATAGGCGACTTCTTTCTCCACATGGTTTTCAAACACCTTGTAAGGAGGAGCTAGCAGGTCGGGAGTCGATCGGACTTGGCCGTAAATGTCAGGCACACGGCCATTAACTCTTACCTTGTTCGTTCGTTCAGACAGCCCGTTGTTAGGAGACTCTTGCTGGACATTACGAGCCGTGGCGCTGGGAGGTGTCGGCGCGAATATGGACTGAAGGATGATGGAGGCCGTAGTCACAATTAGCGCGACTACGATAGGCGGCAACGCCGCCAAAGGAAAGACTTCCACCACGAAAGGACCTGGCATGCCCTTCAAGGAAATCGCATCCTCGTAGGTAGTCGGCGTTACCGATTTTCCAGTAGCACAGTCAGTTATCCTACCGCCTGCGGGGAAGTGGCGTCCAAATTGCCCTTTCAGGAACTGAACGAGGTCATTGACCTGATGAACCTCTTTGTTTGCGTCCGGACGTTTGTAGAGATATACGACTATCACTGATAGAACCTCATGCGTTTGAACTGTGCCGACACTGCATCCAAGCATAGGTTCTGAGGGCCGCCGGTGTTTATGTGTAGCAGTCGACGTTGCGAACAGACGCCTATGTGGTTCTCCCCCTCCAGGGTTTCCATTAAGACCATGGATGGCGAGTCCGTGGGACCGTCGACGCGCGTCATGCCTCTGAACATATTGGCGATCTTCCCTGCCTTAAAGTCCTGTTCGTCGACTTTGAGAAGACGGTCGTCGCCAGTTAAGCTCATCCAAACTTCTGCCGCGAAGTGAAGGCAGTTATACGTGCGCCGGTCATATTCCCGATATAGGAACTCGTCAATACTCACAAAAACCCCTGCAACATCGGAAACGCATCTGATCGGTAGATGCTCCCCGTTTTGTTCGCATTAGCTTCAGGCGCCCTTGCGTTGAATTTCGCGCCATCTTCCAATCTAACAATCTGTCTGGCCTGTAAGGAGACAGGTCCGAACATAGGCTCTTCCAAATTGTCACTTCGGTACGCACGGAATTTAACAAGCGGCGGGCTGGTCTTTAGCGTTCCTGCTGACCTCGCCCGCTCTATCTCATCCGGCAGAATTTCCCCTAGATCACCGAACGTCACGGTTAAACCGAAGTCCAGATTTGCCCGCTCCTCGAGAGGTTTGAGGCGCATAGGAACGTACTGGAAAAATACTTGCTCTCCAGTCTCCAGTCGTGCCCAGAACCCTTCACGGTAGTGAGACTGGATGCGCCATATCTGTGAAAAGCTGGGTTGGCTGATCTCCAGAGTTTGCAGTTCCGCAGCGCTCTGGGGTGCCCCAAAGAAGAAATCTATGTAGTCGTCAGCAAGGTCAGGCATTCGGCAAATCCTCGTTCACCAACTTCGCAAGCAGATTCAAAATCTCCCTTGCTGCTGGGATGCTTCCGTACACTGCAAGCATCAGGACTAACGACGCCCAGTAGT